CTGTACCAGAGTTAGAGCCTGTATCATTACAACCGGAGATTGAACGTAGACAACAACGGATGCGTGAACTGCAAGCCGAAATGGATGCCTTAGAGTTTGAGGAGCGACCACAGTTTGATACCACAGACCGCATGCGTGACATCGCACGTGAGGACTATGGGTTGGGTGTTGAACGACAGCCACGTGAACCAAGACAGCCACGTGAACGTATGCCACTTCGAGAACGGTTTGCTCCAAGTAGACGTGCAGAAATGGACTTTCTAGGTGTGCAAGAACCAACAGTAGAACAACGTGTTGAACAACCGATGCCCGAACAGCCTGTACAGAATGTTGCCACTGTTGAGCCAACAGTAGAACAGCCACCTCTTGAACCAGTTGAAGAATTAACTATACAAGAACCAACACAGCAAATAAAAGTCGCTGACAATGTAGACGTTGCGCCTTATTTGGAAGGACGAGCAACACCACAAGAAATAGAAAACATCAATAGTTTTCTACGAGATCCTTTACCAGAACAACCTTCACCAGCACCAACACCACTACCATTAACACCACCACAAGGGCAGATGTTAGTAGAGGATATGCTAGGTGCCTTTGGTGAAACAACACCACAAAGAGTAGACTACCAACAGTCTTTCTCGGACGTACAGTTTGGCACCCCACAACAAAAGCAACAGCGAGCCTTGCAAATGATTATGGAGGCTAGTCAACGGTTGGGACCATCGAATCCAGAATACCAAAGGGAAAAGGCAAAGATTCTACAACAGTTGCAAAAGGTTATGGACCCATCGCAGTTTAGAAAGCAACGCAAAGTAGAGCGCATCATGGACAAGGACCCCAAGAACTACATGGCATTGGCTAGTGCAGTTCGTGGTTTGTCTGAGCCAAACGCACGTTTGGTGACATCGCTATTCCCTGTATCATCGGATATGAAGATGGACGAAATAGACAAGTTGTACAAGAGTGCCCAAAAAGAGATTGCAACTAAACTTGCCAATCCACAACGTAAGAAGGCATTGGAACTTTTAGAGTTACAGTACATTGCAGTTCTCGATGATTACAACGCATAGGTAAGCAGACATGTCTTTATACGATGATTTGATCAAGTTTGGTATTGTAGACCCACCCAGTGAAGAAGAACTAGCACAGTTGCCAAGAGATGTTGCCTTACAGTTGGCAGATACTTTGGCGCAAAGTGGTGTTACCGGTGGGCAGTTGGGACGTTCTGAGGAAGAACTACAACGCAAACAAGAAGAAATATATCGTATTCTAGGACAAGGACAGTTACCACAGTTTGGTAGTTACGGTGAACGTGCTAGACCAACAGCACCACCACTAGAAACCGATGTGACAGGTACTGCACCAATACCAGCGACAACAGCCACACAACGTCAACAAACCACATCTGGACAGTTGGTACAGCCTACTAGAGCAGACATATTTGGTTATATCAACAAACAGTTGCCACAACTGCTTGTGGATAGTGGTATGGATGCCAACGAGGTTCCTCTACAAGTACAAGCCTTCCAAAGATTGTACAACCAAGTAGACATACAGAATAAGAAAGACAAGACCGGCAAGACTGAAGTAGAGACCTTAGAACAGGCTATGCAAGAGTTTTCAGACCTGTTGACAGGTAATGTACCTATCTTGTCAGAAGAAAGTGTAGACCCAAGCATGCAAGCATTGACAGCGACACCATTGGTCAATGCCTTTAGTCAACAGATAAAGCCAGGTAGTATTCCAGACTACACACCAGCACAACTTCAATACCTTAAGGAAATGAACAAGTCTAAGGTGGATAGGTACATCGAGAAGAACTACACAGAGAAGTTGCGCACTGCTCCACGTATGTACTATGTCAACATTGATGGACGTAAACAAACGATTACTGAACCGGTATTGAACCATATTGTATCTAGTCCTACTGCTGCGATTATCTATTCGCCAGAGATTGACGATTCTATTCGAGAGCAGTACAACGACACCTACTTTGGTTTTACCCCATTGAAGATAAACAACCAAGACTATGGTGTTAAACCACACCATGCAAAACGCATGGCAAAGGTAGAGGCAATAGACAGGCTAGGTGCTGGTCAATGGTTCCAAGACCCCGAACAAAAAGAGCGCATACTAGCCAATATCGACAAGTTCAAAGAGGAAGGTTTTTTTGAGAGCAAAACTGGGTTTGGTGGTACAGCAGAATCGGACTTTGGATACTACACACGTCTAGCTTTCTCTCCTCTCAATGCCTTTGCTGCTGCTAGTCAACGTGCTGTTGAATCCGAAGTAGGCAAGGCGATGGGACTGGCATTTGAGGCTGGATCATATCTTGGTTTGACTGGCGACCTTCCAGAAGGTGAATCATACTTTGATACGGATATGGGTGCCCGACAACGTCTTAAAGAGCGAGAAAAGCAAGCACCACTATACACAGGAACCATGAAGATTGGTGAGACTGAGTTTGAGCCAGACAGTTTACTTGGAGAAATGGTAGATGCTGTGGCTAGAAACCGTGGACACCTTGACTTCAATACAGATGTGGCCAACGGTTTGGGGATTGATGGTGCAGCCAAGTTTGTTATGCAAGTGGGTGGTGTAACCAATGACTTCCTCTCTCCAGATATGGCGATAGGTGCTGGTGCTCTAAAAGGAACTAAGAACGCAGTCTCAATGTACAATGCACAAAAGGCAGTACACAATGCCGACAGTTGGTATGCAGCCAAGAAAGCACTACAACAGTTTGACAATACGTTTACAAAGGAGATTGTAGACGATTTCAACTTTGTTGGACTGACAAAGGATTTGGTAAGCCCTAAGACCAAGAAAAACCTAGACACCTTGACGATGGGTGACGTGCGCTTGTACATGTCTGATGACATGGCAAAAAATCTTGAGGCACGTAACCTTGCCAAACAAAGCACACCGGACAATGACCTACTGAAAGCCGGTGGACTAGACGATACCTTGTATGCCAAAGCCTTCTATGAAACTGGAACTACCAAACAGGCTGACGATATATTCACAGCCAATATACGAAAGAATGAGAAAGCATCACAGATGTATGATGAATACATTGAAATGTCGGACATACTAGAGGATGCCAAGGTACGAGGTTTGGATGCTGCGATTGAAACAGCACGTGCCAAGAAAACAAAGGTCAACTTCAATAAACTAGAACGTATCCACAAGCAAGCCTCAAAGATGCCAGACCTTCCAGACGAGTTGGCAAAGATAAAGAATACACAACGTGTCCTCTCCACAGTCTATGGTCGTGGTATATTCTTTGAGGTGTCGCCAAAGATAGCCGGTTTGGATGACATTGTAGCCATCACACGAAATACGTTTGGTACGAAACAAGCACGTACAGACCTGTTGGCAACTGCAAGTCGAACCAAACTAGCCAAAAGTATTCAAGAGGTTCGTAGCCTTCCGGCTAGTCGTCAAGTAAAGCCGGCAGAGTTCGCCTCATATAAACTGTATGGTGACGATGCCATCGCCAAACAAGGACGTATAGAACTGTCGTATGACCTTAGTGGATTGGAACCAGAGAGTAAACGACTGTTGTACGAGAACATAGATGAACTCGATGGCACCAATACTTACAAGCAGTTCCTACGAGAGCAAGTAGACAACAATCGTTTGTTCGAATCAGACCTTAACCAACTGGTAATGAAGAACCGTGATGATGTTGCACTTGGGCGCAGAGACATCTTTACCACAGACGAGATTAACGCACTACCACTAAGCCAACAAAAGAAACTGCTAGAGCCACAGGGTTCGCAGGCACGTTTGGAGTTTAGGGATGGTTTGTTTGGACAGGCTATTGATAAGTTGGGTGAGGGTGTAAACTTTCTTAGCCAAAGGGCGATTGGGCGCAAAGTACTCAAGAAAACACAAGACCCATTAAGTGGCAAGGTCAATACGTTTGAACAGGCACGTATGATTGAGGAAGTACAGAAAGAGATTGGTGTGTTGGATACACAGTTCAATCGTGACTTCAAAGAACTAACAGGTGATAGTGTTGGTGTTCGTGCTAAATATGTGGACGACCCAGAAGTAAAACTGACTAAGTCAGAGGCACTTGGGGCTATGATTGTAGGGCAAAAGCAACTTGGTGCCGGCAAGGTAGTTCAACAACAAGAGTTAGAGGATACGTTGTCCTGGATGCTTGACCGATGTTTCTATGAGAGCAAAGAGAAATTGGTAACCAATGGCGCAGTGGATGACATCAATGGTATTAGTCAGATACTCAATGCAAAAATCTTTACACCACAAGCAACAGCAATAATAAAAGAAGAACTATCAGAACTAGCATCCAAGGCTATCTCTAACCCACGTGTGATGTGGCAAGAGTTCCAAGCCTATGTGGATGACTTGGACCGACTGTTAGAGTTCGACCCATATAAAGAACTGATAGACCCAGAGACTGGAAAAATGATTCGGGTTCGCTTAGTTACACCGGACAAGCAATACCACAAGTTGCGTACAGTCTCCAATGTGGAACTTGAATCTATTATGGAAGAACTGACATTGGGTGCTTACTTCCATGCTGAAGGAAAACGTATCAACCATCGGTACTTGACAGACGTAGTGGACAAGGAACTGACACAACTCAACGTCCAAAACATCTTGGATGGTGTAGACATTGACCAAAAGATGTGGGAATCGACAGTACGCAACACTGTACCTATTGTATGGAGAAATGATAAACCATATGCAGATATGCTCGCCACAGTAGAACGGACTGTACAGGATGCCTTCTTTGAGCGCAACCTACGTTTGCTCGATGATGTGTACGAGGACATTGATGTAATGGACTTGCACAAGTCGATTCGTAAAGACTTCCAAAAGGAACTGAAGTCTGTACGTACTTCTTTTGTAGAGGACTACAAACAAGCTGTAAAAGATATAAATACTAGGGTAGTCCAAGAGTATAAAGATGCTAGGAAGGCAGCACAAGATACGTATGACGATGCCATCAAAGAACTGCAACGCAGACAAAAGATAGCCGAGAAACAACTGAATGAGCAGATACGTAAACGTGCCAAAGATGCTATTGACAAGGTAGGGTATCGTAGTGCTGCTGCAACAAAGATACGTGCTGGAAGGGATGCTGCACTAAAACGGATGCGTAAAGATTCAAGTGATGCATATCTCAAACGTAGAAAACAGTTCCAAGACGAGAAGAAACAGGCTATTGAAACTGCCATTGAAGATATAAAGACCAAAGCAAAGGCAGAGAAAGCCGAACTGCGAGAACAGATAGACGAGTTGATTGAGGGTTCACTTGAGAACTTTGATCAAAACATGGCTGGCAAGAATGTTCGAGAGGCTTTGGAATGGTACACATCCAACTACGACTTTGCCAACAAACAGTTTGCTGAGATCGCTAAGGACCTAGATGGTATGTCAATGTCTCCTACTGCCATTGACAAAACAGCACGTGCAGCGATTGACTATGCCGAAGTGTTTATGAAGAACAATGGGCTAAGGGTAGACCCAATGGCAAACCTGGATGAAATCAATAGTCAACTGACAAAGATGTTTGGTGCTGACAATGGCAACTTCGCTAAGATGATACTCGGTGATCAATATGAGGACATTCGAAACAAGTACGTCCAACAAGGTATTACAAAGGTACAAGAGAACATCAAAGAAATAATCAAGTCAGACCCCACTTTGGTCGATGGTTTCAAGAAGATGATGAATATGTCCACCAGTATATTCTACTTCTCCATCTTAGGTATACGTAGTCGTTTTCACGGTATGAACTTTATGACTGCGCCTTTGATTATTTACCAAACACTTGGACGATTCACCAATCCAGTACAAGGTATGAAGGTGGTAATGGATGGTGGTCGTGTTGGTGCTCGTAATGCAGATGCTATTGCTGTACGTAGTCCAGATGGGATGACGTTTACCAATCGACAGATATATGAACTGATTGAGAAAACGGGTGTAAAGTCTGAGTACAACTACATTCAACAGGCAATGAATGATGGTTCACTTATGCGATACCTCAAGAACTTCGAGAAACCAAACGTGGGGTTCAAAGGTGGTGTAGAAAAGTTTGTCAATCAAATGCTAGACCTAGCAAACAATGTAAACAGACTTGGGGTACAGGCTGATATGGCATGGCGATCCTCAGTGTTTATGGATGCCATTAAAGGTGGCAGTAGTGTAGAGGAGGCTACTGGCTTGGCTAGACGTTCGCTGTTTGATTACAACGACCTAACACCATGGGAGAGACGATATGCCACTGCTGCATTCGTGTTCTATAACTTCCAACGTCAAAACATTGTGTCAATGGTACGAGCATTACTTGACCCAAAACAGGCAAAACGGTTCGCTCGGATTCTGACCTTGAGACGAGATACCAATGCACTATTCCAAGAAATGAATGGTGGTATGCGTTTGCCATACGAAATGTACATGCCAGAGTATACCCAAACTCGCATTGTATTCGCAAGGCAAGAGAACTATAATCGTCAAACCTTTTTGATCACCTCTCCCTCCATACCGGCTTTGGATGCCATCATGTTCACTACTGACATTGCTGGTAAAGGTGCCATTACTGTTGGTATGGAAAAATTACAACAGTTGCTTAGACCGGGATTGAAGTACTTTCTGGCACCAAAAAACGAGAAGTACAAGTCACGTACAGTAGACACAGAGACAGTCAATAGTTACACATCATACTATGATAGTCCACAGGAAGTTGCCAATGCCTTGTCACTACTTTTAGGAACCACAGTAGAGGCGAAGTTTGTGGGTCACACAGCAGTAGGGAATGTGAATGGATATGTGTATCCATTGGATGGGGAGCAACAGAAAAAGTATGGTGCGTTCCGTGATGCGATAAGCATACTTGGTATGACTACTGCCATCAATGACTATGCTAGATTGTTGATGCCGGAAGGTACTACCTATGAGGTATTGACACCAACCGAACGTGTGTTGGCTGCAACCGGTCTACTGACCCCTATGAGACAGAAACGTATTGTAGACCAACAGATAATGAACCTCAAGCGCATCCGTTCTGAACTCAGAAAGAAACAAAATATCGAGAAAGACTTGTCTACAGGTGATATACTCAAGGACATAGAACGACAACAACCATCGGAAGAAGGAGTAGAAGATGGCAAAAACAGGTAGGTTTTTACATTCAGTTGTAAACGGTGATGACATTGCAAGTGTTGGAACATCGTATGATGTGACCAAGTTCCATTTGTTTGATTTGAATGTTCCTTCATCAATAGACAAGTCGAATCCATACAGAGGGTTCCTACGGTCTATGATTATTCGTGCAAAATCAATTGCTGGTGGAGCATCAAAGGTCACCTTTAGACTTTGTTGTGATGCAGATGGTGACTACACTATCTTAGGCGATACTGAAGTTGCTTTTGACTTGGGGCTAACTACAGCCACCACAGGTTGTGCGCAGATTCTATTTGACGATTACCCATTCTGGGAGGCATTGACCAATTCAGATAACGTCTATGCGTTCTACAAAGTCGATGCTGGTACAGTGACTATTGACTTAGCACAAATAAATTGGTCAGAATAGGAGGTCATTATGCCAGTCAATGCCTTCCTTAAAAACATCTATACAAATGACAGCACTATCAGTTATTACCAATCGTTAGTATTGGATGATGGTACATGGACCTTGTTGGATTCGACCAATTTTATTCAGAATGTATCGAGTGACCCCACTGGAACCACAATCTCTCTCAATGCTCTTGGTGTGGCAAATAATCAACTTCAGATCAATGGGTTTGGTGGGGTAAGTGTCGCTCCAAGATGGTACAAACCAGCATACTATGATGATGGAACACCGGTGCTTGGAACAGATGTTTTCATTATGACTGTATCATTTGAAATGAAGGGAAGTACCGCTGCGGCACTTCGATATTTCAATTGGGCTTTTGGTGTGTGTGCCGACCCCACATCCACAACTGTAGCGACAATTGCTCATAATGTTGTGGGCAATGGTTGGAACTTTGCGAATACCGATGCTGATACATTCGGTGTCTACTATACTGGTTTGGGATTCAATAATACGTCTCCTCTCAGTGCCACTGACACAGTTGGGTTTGGCAACCTATCTTTGGTAGGTGGGCATGGTACATTAGGATTGGCTACTGTCAATGCTAGTGACTTGCATGAGAGTGATGTGGATGCCGGCATGCTAACGACCAACTACACTTCTGCACAACTGTATACATACTTTGTTTGTGGGGCACGTGGCACTGGTAGAATATATAATGCTGGTGATGCAACATTGATCAACTTGAAGTACAAGTTCAGTAAAATTGACAAAGTAAGCGCAAACATCTAAGGAGGTCCCATGCCTGTAAATGCTTTTAGCAACATCAAACTTCTTACGCAGATTGTTGAGGTTGAGGTTGAGGTTCCAGTTGGTGGTGGATATGAGCCAATTGACATTACTGGTATTGAGGATGATGCTGGACTGTCTTTGGTTGGCGATGCTTTCGTTGATTCAGATGGATACTTGAACCTTGATGGTACTGGTGATACCGCTGCAATGGCTGATGATCCCGCCTACGACTATGCTAGTGGACAGGTATTTAGTGTGTCATGTCTGTTCAAAGCCACAGCACTTTCTGGCGATAGCACACTGTTTTCTAAACATTCTGGTGCCTCACTGTATGAGGGCTATGCCTTTATCCTTGAATCTGATGGTAACGCAGTGACCTATTACAATACTGGTGGAACTTCATCGGGGAACAAAAATACGTTTGCGACCAAACTAGAAACCGGCAAATGGTATTCGTTCATTGTCAATCTCAATCCCGATAGAACTATTGATCTATATATCAATGGCACAAGGTTCGGGGCAACTGCTGCCGAACTTCCAGCTGCCAATTCTGGTCAACTGTATCTTGGTGCCCAGTTCAATGGTTCCTATTATAATTTATACAATGGCTTACTAGACAGTGTAGAGATTAGAAACAACGGTCCGTTTACAGATGCTGAAATTAACAGTAGAGTAATAAAGGCTGCTCTTTTGAATGAACCGGCATAGGAGGTACTATGGAACCAGACATCATGCAACTGTTTATGAGTGGTGGGGCAAACTTTGCTTTCGGTGTGTTCCTCTACATGCAGAACAAAGACCTTCAGAAACGTGCCGATGCACGTGAGGCAAAGCAAGAGCAGAAAGAAGAAGAACTACGTCAGCGATATGATGTTGTCATCAAAGAACTGCAAGCCAAAGAAGAAACCATGCGCAAAGAGTTGGTGAAGGAAGTCACTGATATGGACAAGCAGTTGTCATTACTGGAGCAGAAAGTTGATATGGTAAGTACAATAGTACAAGAGATAAAAGCCAAGTTTGTGAGGGTTAGCAATGCCAAGTAAAAGGACACCAGCACGTGGAAAACGATTTGTCAAAGTGGTTAAGAATCCAAAGACTGGTAGAACAAAAAAGGTGTCGTATGGACAGGCTGGCAAGTCTAAGAGTGGAACGGATCGTATACAACCGGGGACCAAGAAAGGCGACAGTTACTGTGCACGGTCCTATGGAATCAAGAAAAGATTGTCTGCCAAAAAACGCAACGACCCGAATAGCCCCAACAACCTCTCTAGAAAAAAGTGGAAGTGCGTTGGCAAAAAGAGTAGAAGGTAGTACAGTATACGTAAAGGTATACATGTACATCTAGGAGGGACCATGAACCAAGACTTATTAGCACTGACACCAGAACTCGTATTGTTCGTCAAGAAGTTAGTTATGCACTCACGTGGTGGATTGACTAAGGATGAACGTCAAGAACTTGCAGCAGATTTGATTCAGTTGCTCTACAAGGTCTTGAAAGAACTGGTGGACGTAGACGAACAATAGAACATCAAACACTACCCATTCATCACTGGCTAGGAGACTTCGGTTTCCTAGCCTTTTTTCTGCGCCATCGGTTCTCTACCATCTTCATTTCATGTAGGGACGTAATAGCCTCAAACATCATTTGAGTAGGGGACCGGTCCTCTATTTGTGCAATCACGGTGACGATGGCAATGAGATTGGTCATCCGTGGTTCGTACTCGGCTTTCAGATAGCCATTGATGGTGTTGACGTGTAGACCACTACGTTCTGCCAACGTCTCTTTATGTAGAGCATTACTGGCTAGTTTTCTATTTAGCCATTGACTGAATCCTAACACCACCACCACCACTAAAATAAAAAGGAGAGGGAACCACCCCTCTCCCAACCTACCATGCAAGGAGCATGTGGTAGTACTATAACACGTTTTAGTGTTGTTGTTGATCAATAATTACAGACCATCGAATGTAGGCAACTTCCCATTGTTCGCTCCAGATATACTGGCATAGTTGAACAAGGTTTGATACTGATGGGATTTGCTTGCCTGTCATCCACTTGGCAACGGTATCACGGTGCACACCGATGGTTCGGGCTAGGTCACATTTGTTGATGGGTTGTAGGGTTTGTTTTAGTTCTTCGTGGAACATGCTACCTCCAGTAGGTTTGAGTTGATTATTTGTTGTCCGACCCATTCTGCACACTGTGGGACGACTGCGTTTCCAAGGGCTTTAATTCGGTCCACCCGATTGGGAACCCCATCATCTCTTCGACAAACAGGGGATTGAGTTGGAAACCCTTCCCAATGGTTTCCACTGTATGTCCCGCTAGTTTGGCTGCTTCTACATTGAGAGACGACATTCTGTTCCATTGGGAAGGGGTTCCTGGATTGTTCTTGCTGTCGTTCACCGTTGGAGTAGGTAGTAGATTCTTCTTTATATATTCTCCAACTACTGTGTTTAAGCATCTTTGATGCTTTCTTGTATGTCTGCTGGGTGTTAGTGGGTTGCACTTGTGATCGTTCTTGGTTGGAGTAGGGAGAGTTCCTCCGTTCATTGTCAAGATACAATCCGATTCTTTTTGGGAATGCAACACCAAACCATCGCTCTCTAAGGTGGGGAGCACCGAATTGTCTAGCTGATATAACTGTCCATTCACAGTCATACCCGATTTGGGCAAGCGATCCAACGACATCGGTTCCGCCCACTCGAAGGATGTTTGCAACGTTTTCCAGCACAACCACTTTGGGTCGTAGCTCAGAGATAATACGGTGGAATTCCCACCAAAGACCCGACTTTTCTTCATTTGCTAAGCCCTCCTGTTTTCCGGCTACACTGATTGATTGACATGGGAATCCTCCACATAGGACATCCACTGGTTCTAGGTTGTGTGCGCCAACTGTGCGTACATCATCGTATCGTTTGGCATGTGGCCAATGTCGCTCCAGAACTTTACGACAGAACGGTTCTTTCTCAACTTGCCATACGGTTTCAAGACTGCCACCAAAGGCACGTTCTAAACCCAAATCTAGACCTCCGCAGCCACTGAACAAACTACCCATTTTCATTGTTCCTCCAGTAGCAGTTGTGCATATTCGATTAGATGTGGTTGCCAGTTGTCGCCATGAATGTACTGGCACAACATGATGATGTATTCGAACTTCGGGTAGTGATCACCTCTCCAGTACACAGAGCAACGGTGTCGGGGAAATCCACAGGCACGACTAAGTTGCGCTAGGTTCATTCCAGTGGAGAGGATGTCACGTCTAATCTTCTTGTGAAACTTACTTCCCTTCATCATCGCCTCCGAACTCTTTGTCCCAGTCACGTTTGATTTTTGTGGCAAGTGCACCTAGATGTTTACACTTTGTCAACCGGTATTGGTGGTCGGGGCAACTGCATGTGTATCCGTTCTCGTCAATCACAGCAGTCCAACGTGGTGTGTGCCCAACCATGCCACCATCGGGTAGCATGTTGGTCTTAAGTTCCTTCAAGGTGTTCTCGATTCGGTCATCGTCAAACAGTGTTTTGAGCCTCCAGTGTTCTACAATGTCCAGGATGATGTTGGTGATGTTACTTTCCATTTTTCACCTCCAATGTGTCGTCCATCCATGCCATGACATCTTCAAGGTGCTTGTGCTCGAAGTACTTGAGTTTGCCTTCCTCGAGATTATACAGTGTACAGTCATAGTAGAATACATCCTCGATGGTATAGGCTACGTACATGATATGGTGGTGGCCACGTTGTGAATAGAATGGGTGCATCCAGCCATACAGACCATTGAAGTTTGGTGGTGTGGTACGTGGGCAATATACCCAGCCAGCATCCTCCAATCGCTTGTTCCAGATAGCAGTCTCGGCATCAATTTTTTCTTCCCAGTTAGACGGCAGTTGTTTTGCAGTGTGCTCTCTTAGCATAGCATCTAGGTTGTCGATGGCATTGAGACCCACCAATATTGCGAATGACTTTTCGAGTGTGGCTTTGGTGGCTGGGTGTTTGACTTGGTTAATTATGTGTTGGTATTCGTCTAGGAAAGACATGGTTTGCTCCAGAGTTAGTGGTAGGTTTAGTAGATGCAGTCATCGGGGTCTGTATCAAAAGTATAGTGTGTTGTCGTACTGTTGTCAACCTCATATTGACTTCGTACAGGAGAAAGTTTGGGTTCGGGTGGCACATGAATCTGTCCACGTTGTGCATTGTGTACGAACTTCATGTATGGGTTGTCGGTTTGTTGCGCCTCCGGGGTTTGTAGCCATGCTTGCAGTTTGGCATACTGCACAGGTTCACGTACCTGCATTGTAAGGTATGGGGTTGCACCAGAGGTTTGGTACCAGCCCTTCACTGTGATTCGAGCATCGTGTTGCATGCGTTGGTACAGTTCTTCACAGGACTTCATCTGACTGTACTTCTGACTGGCACCATTACAGGTACAACGTGTGATGGTGTTGTAGACCTTGGTCTTCTTAGTCTCATGGACTAGGAAGTGCGCACTGACTTCTACGACCCCTTCACGTTGGATGCACTGTTCACAAAACTCAAACTCCTTGAGTGTGATACCAGTACCACCCAACTCCTTGATGACAACTTCAATCTCCTTGAGTAGTTCACCGATGACAGGTGGGTACTTCCAAGTCTTGGAGACTACACGCATGGTGGCATCATAGAGGTGCTTGTCCTTCACGGTTTGAAGGCTGTGCTCCCAGACAGGAAACAACGTCTCCTTCCATTCGGGTTTCTTGGACCATGTGGCCGCAAACATGTCCATACAGACTTCAATCATTCTACTGGTAGCCATTACTCACCTCCTATGAGATTACCATCTTTGTCGAACGTTGGAATGCTAGAACGTCTAGGATTGGTTCTAACAGACTTTGGCAATGGTGGCAGTGGTTTCACCTGTGACAATGCGTAATTGTCGTTCAACTTCTTACTAGACACCACTACGGCAGGATTTACCATGCCTTTCTCACGTAGGTATTTGGCACGGTAGTGGTCGCTGGTGAATAGCCAATCGAATACAGCACGTGCCTTGTCAATCGCTCCAGTTCTCACTACACGTGACACTGTACCAAGGTCTACTGCGCTTACCATGTTGTACTCACCACCGTATTCCTCGTAGAGGCTCACCCAGTATTCCAACAGTTCAATCAGTTGTTGGTTCGCTTTGCAGTAGTCATACAGTTTGGGCTTGACACTTGGGTCTACTGGTACTGGGATATTGTTTAGAAGAAGAATTTTACCATCCCCTACAACAGCACCAACACTACCATTACTATTATTACTATTATTACT